CGACCTGCTTGCTGAGTTCTGAAAATGCGTTGAACTCATCAACCTGAGCTTTTTGTTCGCCAATCGCATCAGCAAGAGTCATGTCTCGAATCTTGTTCTGAAGCTGCAAGCCCTGCTGCTGAAGCAAAGACTCAGCCGTCTGCATCTGCAACTGCTCCATCATCCGCTTTTGCGTCTGCGCGCGGTCGTAGAGGCTTGCGCCTAGCTGAAATGCTTGAAGGGTTTCGTCGGCCATAAATTACGCCCAGTTAGAGTAGTCCGTAGGTCCGCCAATGTTGGTGGGGGGCAAAGCGTAAATCTCAGGATCGTTCTGAGGATTGTAAGACGACCTTGGACTTCCTTGCATCCCCATCAACCCACGCTGTGTGTACGCGCCACCAGCGAATCCGCCAGCAGACGAAATCGCGCTTCCGATAGCAGCCATCGTAGGATCAGGCATCGCAGCCACTTGAGCAGCTTGCAAGTCACGATTGTACTGCTGCTGATTTTGCTGCTGCAAAGCTCCGATTCGCTGAGACGGAGTGATGAACATACTGCTCACCGAGAACGGTTGAGCCATTCCAAACGCCCGTTGTTGCTGGATGAAGTTCTGAGCTTGCGCCAGACCTTGGTTCTGGATCTGCATCGATGTCAGACCAAAGTCGCGAGCTGACAATGCTCGGCCCATTCCGCTTCCAGCGCCAAACCCTCCGCCAAGCGCGCGTCCAGCGGCGGAGCGTTGAAGCTGAGATGCAACATCTTGAGAAACCTCGCCGCGCAAAGCTGACCCAATGTTCTTACCAGCCTGTTGAATCAACTGGTCATAGCCAGGAATCGCGCGACGAAGCTGCGCCTCAAGCTGAGACTGCTCAGCGGCGGTCGTCTTTTGAGCGAGTTCCGTGGCAGGTTGAAGCGCTTCGATGTTCTGCTGAATCGCTTGCTTCTGCTCAGCTTGAAAATCAATCGGCTTAAATGCTGGAACTTTTGGCTTGCTGCCCTTGCTCAGCAATCCGCCAAGCAAGCTCGTTCCGCCAAGGATTGCCGCACCACCTAGAATAGCTCCCATAAATTAAAATACCTCCTTCACAAGACGATTGCCGTTCTCAATCGAGAACACCTTCTCAGGTTCGTGACGTTGGATGTTCATGGTTACCAAACGTGCAGCTTTTTCCTCTGGAAAAGCTCGCTCGTTCTGGAAGCAATGAACCCACACCCGCCGCAAAGTATCCACCTTAAAAAGCTCGTTCTCCTCGATTGTCATCACGCCGTGCAAAGATGCCCATGCATCCGCGTACTCACGAAGCGCTTGAACCGAAGGAAGGTGAACCTCGTAGCCGAATCGCTCAGTGCATTCTTTGGCCGACGCTTCTGCGTCCTTTTTGACGTACACCTTCACCGAATCATGCACGACTGCCTTTGGAAGATATCCGTAGGTCGAGCAATCGGCGACGTACTTATAACGAGTCCGATACTCTTTGATGGACTGCCTCCAGTTTGGATCAGTCGCACCCTGCTCATGTAGGCCAAGGCAGTCCGATTCCAACGAGAAAAGGACCGACATGAATGCCGATCCGAATCGAGGAAGACCGCAAATCTGGAACAGTTTACCCTTCATTTTTTATGCACAAAGAAGTCCACGCGGCAGTTCTAGCCAAGATGAAGATGGCCGACTCAGAGTTAGGAATCATCCCCAGCTCACTGCAAATTACTGCGGTATAAAGAGCTGCATTCGGATGAACATCCTTTCCAGCCTCTTTCATCCACCCGTGAAGCTGTTCGATTCGAGCGTTAGCGTTAGGGAAGTCCGCAGCGATAATCTCACGCACACGGCTCCATGCCGGATCGATCCGATCCTTGAAGAACGAATTGCCGAAGCCAGGAATCTTCATGCCAGCTTCAATGGCCGACTTCAACGCTCGCTCATCAAACCGCTCGTAGACAAATCGAGCAGGTCCAATCGGGCCGTGAGCATCGCCCAAGGTTAGGATTGCTGAAGCGATTCCATTAGTAAGCTGGGCGCTTCCAAAGAAAGCGTTTACCGCAGCGCCGGAACTAGCGTTCTGATTGTTCCGCGCCGCCATGTCATGCGCGTCAAAGACAGCCTGAAGCAACTCCAGTTTTTTCGGAGTCGCATCAGCCAGCGCAAAGTCGATGTTGAGGTTTAGAACCATTGCGAGAATCCACCGCCATTCAATCCTACACCGACCATGCGTATCGTTGCGACAGCGTCGCCCAGATACTGCATCGTCTGCTCCTGCACAGCTTGAACCGCTTTGGCTTCGTAGGCCACTGCTTCCTGAATCAAATCGTTTTCTTCCTTTCGAATGGCCATGACCATCAGCTTGATGGCATCAGCGCACGGAGGAATAAGGTAGTCATTGACGCTCGTCGCGTTGATGTGGCGCATCTTCGCCATGACCGTCACCGGCTTATCCTCGTCGTTGTTACAACGATCTGTCAGGTAACTGCGACGATACTGCGGCAAAGTTTCATCAGGGTCGTAAACTGCCAGATCCGTTTCCAGAGCGGTCGTCGCATCGTACTCGTACAAGCGGCTGACCGTGTTCGTGGCCTCACGAATGACGCCGGTCAGTTCGATAAATTTCTTGGTAGACTGAACGTACGGCAAAGCGAGCGTCAGCTTTTCTCCGTCAATCCACGCGCCACCGGACTGCGTTCGAATCCACTGACCGTTCTGATCGACACCTTGCAGCGTGATGGTTTTGCCGACATCCGAAGCGTCGCCAGGGTAGACTCGAAGATAGCTGTTAGTACCGCCAGACATGTCGCGGTAAGAAACCACAGTACCACGATCAATAAGCTGCTTCCCAACGCACACTTGATTGCCATTGAGAAGTCCATATCCGGTTTCCTGAAACTCGAACCATTGATTGCGAACCGTTCCGACTCCGCAGCAGTCAGCTACAGCCTCGATGGTTTCGATCTGTCGCGGCCAAGTGATGCAGCCACCTACGGTGTGAATCGTGAAGCGTCCGTACGCTCCAGCCCACAACCCCTTGTGTAGAAGCCTTCGACACGCCTGATTGATGTAATCATAAACGCGCTGATCATCGACACATGTGCCGATGACCCGAGCGATTGTGGAGCGAATGTCCTGAACGATTAGCTTCATTTGGTGTAGTAGACTCGGCCAGTTCGCTTGATAAAGTAAACACCGTAAAACGGCGGCAGGTTGTTATGGGCCGCATCACCCCCAGTGGATGAGGTGGCTACATTCGCTGTAGTTCCATACTGAACACCGTTGGCTCCGCCGTTATTTGCATCCGCAGTTACAAGCGGGAAGAAGTTGTGAGCGTGGGCAGGCATCTCAGGAACTGTCAGCGTGTGCTTGTCCTCGCCGACAACAGAAGTTGTGGTGGTAGTTCCTTGAACAGAAACAGCGCCGCTTGCGGCAAAAGCACCAGCACCGACCGGGAATCGAGCGTCAAACGCGTTGTCAAGTTGCCACATCGAACCGGCGTAAGGATTGCCAGAGTAGACAGTTCCATCTCCGCCATCGTACGACAGCACATCAGTGCTTGTTCCAACAAAAATACGACGCTCAGAACTTCCAGCCGCAACCGGATTTTGGCGCGCCCAATATCCGCCGTTGAACACCCACCAATTCCCATTCTCATCCAACCACGGATAAACCTGATTGTTCAGCGCAGGAGTCGTAGAACCAAAGTTGAAGAACGAGTTTCCAATCGCGCTGTTGAACGTCGCCTGAGTGCCTCCGATGATATCGTTGGCCAACTGTTGGTAGTTGGACGGACAATAATTGTACGGAAGGCTTGGAGCTGTGAGCGTGATGAGCGTTAGATTTGCCATACTATTCCGATGAGTAGAGAAGTGGATTTATGTCGCAACCTTCAAGAATCTTGCACCCCTGGAATGTCCTGCACTCGCCAACGGCAGATTCCTGAACGTCGTAAGCGTGAACTCGAATGCTCTTGATGCGGCAGTAACCGGAAATCGAGATGTTAAGCTGAACCTCGTAAAGATTCCTGGTCGGAGTGCTGATCGTGGAATTACACGGGATATCCGTAGGAGTCGGCAACCGCATCTTCGGCCTGTACTGAGGCTGAAAGTTGCTTATCGGACAAAGGTTATCACACTGCGTCGTAATCGCGCACTCACTCCATTCCGCCCACTCAAGCCAGCTAGGGTATTGGTCAGGGCGATACTCCACGTTAAATCCGACGTTGCCATCTAGCGAGTCGATGAAAATGTCGCCCGAATCGAGCTTCTTCAGTCCAAACGGAAGTTCGAAATTG